CAAGAAGAGATAACCTTTTAATCACTGACTATTTTATTTAGTCGCCAACTTTAACTACAATCAAACTTGTTATTTTGTAGCCTGATGGCGGTACAGCGAGTTGAGACGACAACTGGGTATGCACGTTCGATTCGTGCAAAGCCTGTTTGATAAATAGAAGTGTCCCAGAATGGGGTAGGCAATAGGCTTAGCATTCATTCGCTATTTATCTATAGTTAACCAATTAGTCATCACATTGTGGTGACTTTTTATTATGTAAAAAAAGGAATAAAACATGGGATTTGTGGACAAAAAATTAAGTGAAATAACACCTTATAAAAATAACCCTAGAAACAATGATGAGGCTGTTGGACCAGTTGCTGAATCTATTAAAGAGTTTGGTTTTAAAGTGCCTATTGTCGTTGATAAAAACGGCGAAATCATAAACGGCCACACTCGTTATAAAGCAGCCCAAAAATTAGGGCTAGAAACAGTTCCTGTTATTGTCGCAGATGACTTATCTGAAGAGCAAATCAAAGCGTTCAGACTTGCTGACAATAAAGTTGGTGAGATTGCGGTTTGGGATTTAGATTTGTTAAATGAAGAATTAAATGACATTTTAGATCTTGATATGTCTGCTTTTGGATTTGAATTAGAAATAGATGACGAGAATCAAGAGAATTTAGATGCTGATTTTGAAGAAATAGAAGATGACTCTGTTTTAATAGTAGAAGCTGAAAGCGAAGAGGAATTGGAAAAGTTATATGACGAATTTGTAGAAAGAGGTTTCAAATGCCGAGTTTCAATATTGTAAAAAAGAACGACTTAAATAGTTCTTTTAAAGTTTCCAAAGTAATGGCTGACTTTGATGTCGGCGCAGAACACGTTAGAGAACATTTTATTGGAAAAATAGACTATCCCGATAAATGGCAGATAGGTTTAATTGTAGGCGGAAGTGGAACAGGAAAAAGCACTATCGCTAAAGAGTTGTATAACGAAGCGTTAGAAGATGACTTTGTTTATCCTGATAAACCTGTTATAGATTGCATACCATGTCACAATGTGGAAGAATTACAAAAAATGTTCTATGCGGTTGGGTTTGGGAGTGTTCCTTCTTGGCTCAAGCCTTATCATGTTTTATCAAATGGCGAAAAAATGCGTGTTGATTTAGCTAGGCGAATATTAACAAAAGAGTTTATCGTTTTTGATGAGTTTACTAGTGTTGTTGATAGACAAGTCGCTAAAATAATTTGTATAGCGTTAAAAAAAGCTTTAAAAAGATATCCTGACAAGAAATTTATCGCAGTTGGTTGTCATCATGATGTAATTGAGTTTTTACAACCAGATTGGTGTTTTAATACAGATGATATGCAACAGGTTTTTCGATTCCCCCACGAAGCAAACAAGAATTCACAGTCAGAAGATGCTCAATTGCCGAGTGGGGAAAATTTAGACGTTATCATTATCTAAATGGAGATATAGTTAGAGCCGCACGTTGTTTTGGGCTATATGATGATAAAATAATAGGATTTATTGGGGTAATACACTTTCCACATCCTAAAAATAAAAAAATCAAAAGAGTTACTAGGTTGGTTATTTTACCTGATTATCAAGGTGTAGGATTAGGTACTAGATTTTTAAAATCAGTAGCTGAAATATATTCTTGTCAAGGGTTTGACTTTCGGATTGTCACGAGCGCTAAAAATCTTATTAATGCGTTAAATAGAAATACTAATTGGAAATTGAAAAGTTACGATAAAGGAAATACTCCAACGGGAAATTCTTCGATTAAACAACTTGCAAAAACAACTAGAAAAAATGTTAAAATAGCTAGCTTTCTTTTTATAAGAAAAAATTAACTCCTCTCTTGAACCGTTCAAATCTGTTCCTTATAATAAAATAAAAAGGAATGAGAAATAATGAATAAAATAGAGGCTATAATTTCAATCAAACCTCAATTTGTAGATGAGATAATGAAAGGTAACAAGCGTTTTGAATTTAGAAAATCTTTTTTAAAAAGTATTCCTGATAGATGTTACATTTACTCTACAAAACCTGTAGGCAAGATAGTTGGTTTTTTTACCATTAAACAAGTTTTAAGAGATGAACCGGAAAAAATATGGCAAAAAACAAGTAAAAAGTCAGGGATTACAAAGGATTTTTTTGACGAATATTATTCAGGAAAAAATAAAGCGGTAGCAATAGAAATAGATAGGTTGTTTGCTTACAAAACACCTAAGAATTATCATGAAATAGATATAAAAGGGAAGCCACCGCAAACATATAAAACGATTTGAAGAAGCTGATTGCTTCTTTTTTTATTTTTAAAAGTAAGGAAGTGAGGCGATTGGCTAATGAAGAAAACTTAATACCAGGAAATAAACGAAGTAAGAGTGAACTTAGAGAAATCACTAGAAAAGGCGGTATAGCTTCCGGTAAAGCAAGAAGACGCAAAAAAGAATTAAAAACCATAATCGAACAAGCGCTCAACTCTGTTATCCCAAATGAAAAAGCACAAAAAAAGTTAGAAAGTCTAGGTTTTGATCCAACATTTCAGTCAGCTATCGCTTTGAAAGTGGTCGAACAAGCGATGAATGGGAATTTAAGAGCTGTTGAATTAATATCTAATATATCTTTTGCAGGAAAAGATAGCCTGGATAGAAAAGAACAAAGACAGCGAATTAAGGCCGCGGAGCTCACCACAGACGAGCAACGAACGCGCATCGAGCTGCTTAAAGTCAAACTTGACGCAGAGAAAGGCGCTAAGCCTGATACTAGCTTAATGAGAGCTTTGTTAGATGCTGTGGAAGGAGGTGATTAGCCTTGGAGATTATCTTTTCAAATAAACAAAAAGACGTCATTAGACGCCCTTTTAACTACGAATTAGAGGTCAACGAGGGCACTTGACCCCTCGTAGCGGAAAGACCACAGCTGGGCATTTTCGTTATGCTAGGTATCTGATTGAGTCAGAAGATGAAAATCACCTTGTGACTGCTTATAATCAAGAACAAGCTTATCGTTTGTTTATCGACGGCGATGGTACGGGTTTGATGCATATATTTGACGGTAACTGCGAAATAAAACACGACGAGCGTGGAGATCACTTGTTAATCACGACACCAAAAGGCAATAAGCGCGTTTATTATAAAGGCGGCGGTAAAGTTAACAGTGTTGGTGCTATTACAGGTATGTCTTTAGGATCAGTAGTATTCTGCGAGATTAACTTACTGCACATGGATTTTATCCAAGAGTGTTTTAGGCGTACTTGGGCGGCTAAGCTACGTTATCATCTAGCAGATTTAAATCCCCCAGCACCTCAACATCCAGTAATTAAAGATGTCTTTGATGTTCAGAACACGAGGTGGACTCATTGGACCATGGATGATAACCCAATACTAACCGCAGAGCGTAAACAAAACATTATCAACAGTCTTAAAAAAAATCCATATCTATACAAACGAGATGTACTTGGACAGCGGGTCATGCCTCAGGGAGTTATTTATGGCCTTTTTGACACGGAAAAAAATGTTTTGGATGCTTTGATTGGCGAACCAGTAGAGATGTATTTCTGTGCAGATGGAGGTCAATCAGATGCCACCTCTATGTCTTGTAATATCGTAACAAGAGTTAGAGATAACGGTAGGATAAGCTTCAGACTTAATCGTGTAGCTCACTACTACCACAGCGGAGCTGACACTGGCCAAGTAAAAGCTATGTCAACCTACGCTTTAGAGTTAAAAGTTTTTATAGACTGGTGCGTTAAAAAGTATCAGATGCGCTATACAGAGGTATTTGTGGATCCTGCCTGTAAATCTTTGAGAGAGGAGCTGCATAAGTTAGGAGTATTTACTCTGGGAGCTCCGAACAATTCTAAAGATGTATCTAGCAAAGCAAAAGGCATTGAGGTCGGTATCGAACGCGGCCAAAACATTATCTCAGATGGCGCTTTTTATCTCGTTAATCATAGTGAGGAAGAGTATGACCATTACCACTTTTTAAAAGAGATAGGGCTATATAGTCGTGATGACAATGGCAAACCTATTGATAAAGATAACCATGCCATGGACGAGTTTAGATACAGCGTCAACGTGTTTGTGCATCGGTATTACAACTAAAGGAGTTGCTTACATGGGAGTAATCCAAAAAATAAAAAATCTTGTTACAAGGAGTAAATACGTGATGACAACGCAGAGTCTTACAAATATAACCGATCATCCTAAAATAGCTATCAGTAAGCTAGAGTACGATCGTATAACAACCAATCTAAAGTATTATAAGAGCGATTGGGATAGTGTTTTATACTTAAACACGGACGGCGAGACTAAAAAAAGAGATCTTAACCATCTACCAATTGCACGGACAGCTGCTAAAAAGATTGCCAGTCTAGTCTTTAACGAGCAGGCAGAGATTAAGGTTGATGATGATGCGGCTAACGAATTTATTAGTGAGACACTAAAAAACGACAGGTTTAATAAAAACTTCGAGCGGTATCTGGAGAGTTGTTTAGCGTTAGGCGGATTAGCTATGAGGCCTTATGTGGATGGTGATAAAGTTAGGGTAGCATTTGTTCAAGCGCCTGTTTTTTTGCCACTGCAGAGTAATACGCAAGACGTTTCGAGTGCCGCCGTCGTCATTAAGTCCGTTAAGACAATCAACGGCAAAGAGGTCTACTATACCTTGATAGAGTTCCATGAGTGGCAGAGCTCTGATGATTATGTTATCTCAAATGAGTTATATCGCTCGGATGATAAAGCCAAAGTAGGTAGCCGAGTGCCGTTATCTGAGGTATACAAGGACTTAAAAGACGAGGCAAAAGTTACAGATGTGACTAGGCCTATCTTTACTTATCTCAAGACTCCTGGAATGAATAACAAGGATATTAATAGCCCACTTGGGCTATCTATCTTTGATAACGCCAAGACAACGATTGACTTTATCAATACGACCTATGACGAATTTATGTGGGAAGTTAAGATGGGTCAACGTCGAGTTGCTGTGCCAGAGAGCTTGACTGCTTTAACTGTTCGTACCACTGATGGCGATGTTGTTCCAAGGCCTCGCTTCGAGTCTGATCAAAACGTTTATATCCGTATGGGCGGCAGGGATTTAGACTCAAGCGCAATACAGGACCTAACAACCCCTATTAGAGCTGATGACTATATCAAGGCTATCAACGAGGGCTTGTCGTTGTTTGAAATGCAAATAGGCGTATCCGCTGGGTTATTTAGTTTTGATGGCAAAAGCATGAAGACTGCAACAGAAATCGTCTCTGAAAACTCAGACACCTACCAAATGCGTAACAGTATTGTTACTTTAGTAGAGCAATCGCTAAAAGAGTTAGTTATCTCTATTTTTGAGATTGCTAAAGCTTATGATTTGTACCAAAGCGAAGTTCCAAGCATGGATAACATCAGCATAAGTCTTGATGACGGTGTTTTTACAGATCGAGACGCTGAGTTAGACTACTGGATAAAAGTTGTTAATGCTGGCTTTGGCACTCGTGAGATGGCCATCCAAAAAGTGCTAAACGTGACAGAGGAAAAAGCCCAAGAAATAGCTGCAGAAATTAATACTGGAATCGTTGACGAAATCAATCAACAGCGCACTGATACACATTTATACGGAGAGTGATTAGATGAAAAAGAAGCCTATTAAGTTAAATGACGAACAGCTTCTTTTGGAAGCTAGTCAGTTATCTGATATGTATCATCAGCTGACTCTTGATTTATTTGATCAAGTGATTGAGAGGATAAAAGCCAGAGGCTCAGCGAGCTTAGCCGATAACCCTTATCTTTGGCAAGCTAATAAGTTACATGACGTTGGACTGCTTAATGCAGATAACATCAAGCTTATTGCAAAGTATTCTGGCATTGCGGAAGCTCAACTTCGCTATATTATCAAGAATGAAGGATTTAAAATTTATAAAAACACGTCTGAGCAGCTAGAAGAGGCTCTAGGTAGAGAGTCTGGGGTAAACAGTACTATCCAAGACGACCTATCTAACTATGCTAGACAAGCTATTGATGATGTGCATAATTTGACTAACACCACCTTGCCATTTAGTGTTATAGGAGCTTATCAAGGGATAATCCAAGACGCTGTTGCTGGTGTGGTGACAGGCTTAAAAACGCCTGACCAAGCTATCAATCAAACTGTGATTAAATGGTTTAAAAAGGGGTTTTATGGTTTTACAGATAAAGCTGGGAGAAAGTGGAGAGCAGACTCTTATGCTCGTACCGTTATCAATACTACGACTTGGCGAGTCTTTAACGAAGTCAAAGAAGCCCCTGCTAGGGAGTTTGGCATTGATACCTTCTATTACTCAAAAAAAGCTACAGCTAGAGAGATGTGTGCACCTTTGCAACATCAAATTGTCACTACTGGCGAAGCGAGAGAAGAAGGAGGGATAAAAATCTTAGCTTTATCTGATTACGGGCATGGTGAGCCTGATGGATGCTTGGGAATCAACTGCAAGCACACTAAAACGCCGTTTGTCGTCGGTGTGAATAGTAAGCCAGAATTGCCAGAGCATCTAAAAAATATCACTCCTGCACAAGCTAAAGCTAATGCGAATGCGCAAGCTAAGCAGAGGGCAATCGAGAGATCAATACGTAAGAGTAAAGAGCTACTGCACGTTGCGAAGCAATTGGGTGATAAAGAGTTGATTAGGCAATATCAATCGGATGTTAGAAGTAAACAAGATGCACTTAATCATCTTGTCAATAGTAATGACTTTTTGATAGAAAGTAAGTCTAGGTCTAAAATGTTTGTTACAGACCTGATGAAGCGTGAAATTGTGATGAAAAAAGGGTTAATCAATGATATAATAGGCTTACAGACAAGTGATGGAATCACTATAAAAGAAATTAGCGGACACCTCCTGGAAAGAATCTATGAGAGGGGTGTCTCTGAGAGTCACATCGCTACTGCATTAGCTAACCCTATTTACATTAGACCTGATGCAGTAGATGGCGGTAGGAAAGTTTCAAGGCGCTATGTAGGCACCCATGTTACCGTAAATATTAACCCACATACAGGCAAGATTATAACTACTTGGAAGACTGGTGAAAGGACAAGGAGGAAGTATGACAATCAGAGAAATGTTGATAAGTAATCAAATATTAAATAATGATGATATTGATTTTATGTTATCTGTCAATCAAGATGTCTCTCCTTTGTTTGAGCTTGAAGATAATGACGATAACTGGGATGTATTAGTGGACGAGTTGCAGCAAACCTCTAGTTACTTAACGGGAGATGGCGAAAGTGTCTCGGATAGAACTAAGAAGTTTGATGATCTAGTTGATAAAATATCAGCAATTTAATCTTATAAGCATTTAGCTAAAAACTAGGTGCTTTTCTTATGCTTAAAAACAGGAGGAAGACATGAATAAACGTATCAAAAAGAAACGTAAATTGGAAACAGCGGTTGTGTTATTGATCGCAGAAAACGCAAGACAAGCAGAAGCAATTAAAAATCAAAACAAACAAATCATGGAGCTAAAATCAATCGTTCAACGAAACGCTCTGGCAACAAACGAAGAGTTAGCGACTGTTAAAGCTGCTACTTTAGATAACCAATCAGTTATCAAGGCAATTGGTGACACGGTTGACTATATTAAGAAAAACTACAAACGGAAGTGGGAGAAATAAAGTTTAACCGTGTCGAATTCGACCCCTTTAGAAATCAAAGTCGTAGCAATACGGCTTTTTATTATGCCTTTATCCGCAGGCGTTAAAGAACGGAAATCAGCGACCTATCGCATTTATAGGAGGGAATGCACATGGAAAATGTGACAAACGAAAACGTCGACCAAGAGACTACTGACTTGGAAAATAATCAACAAGAAGATAAAGCATTTACACAAGATGATCTCAATCGAGTGGGAACTAAAGAGCATTCTAAAGGCTACAACAAAGCAGTCAAAGACTTAGGTTTTGATGATGTGGAGTCAGCCAAGGATGCACTAAAAGCCTTCAAAGAGTGGAAAGAGTCGCAAAAAAGCGAGTCAGAAAAACAGACAGAAATCTTGAATGCTAAAGACAAAGAGCTTGAGGAAGCTCGGGCAAACAATAAGGCTCTTAACGCAAAGCTAGCAGCAATGTCTTTAGGTGTGAACGCTGAATCTATTGATGATGTGATTGCACTATCTGAGCGTCTTGTCACTGACGAGACAAGCATAGAGGATGCAATCAAAACGGTTTTGGGTAAGTATCCTCACTTTGGCCAAACAAAGGATAAAGCTCCCAAAATCACAGTGGCAGGCAACCCGTCTGCTGATAACGGACAAGGTTCGGTGTCTAAGGAAGACTTTGCAAAGATGTCTTACCAAGAAAAACTGGACCTAAAACTAAAAAATAAGAATCTTTATGACCAATTGAAAGGAAATTAAAAAATGGCAGTAGGAACAACTAAAATGGCACAAATGCTAGACCCTGAGGTTCTAGCGGATATGATTGACGCAGAGGTAGGGAAAGCGATTCGCTTTGCTCCTCTTGCTGAAGTAGATACAACTTTAGAAGGACAACCAGGTACAACTTTAACAGTGCCTAAATGGGATTACATCGGTGACGCAGAAGATGTTGCCGAGGGTGAAGCTATCCCAATGACTCAACTTGGATTTAAAAAGACCACAATGAAAATCAAAAAAGCGGGTAAAGGTGTAGAAATTACTGACGAAGCTATTTTATCTGGATATGGCGATCCAGTAGGCCAGGCAGCCAAGCAAATCGTAGAAGCTATTGACCACAAAGTTGATGCGGATGTATTGACTGCCCTTAGTGGTTCTACTCAAACCGTTAGCGCTCCTGCTTCTGTTGAGGGAGTATCTCAAGCGCTCGACATCTTTAACGATGAGGACGATGCTGAGACAGTTATTGTCATGAACCCAGCAGATGCATCTACTCTACGTTTAAATGCTACGAAGGAGTGGCTAGGTGCTACCGAAGTTGGGGCAAATCGAATTGTATCTGGCGTGTATGGCGAAGTTTTAGGGGTACAAATTGTGCGCTCTCGTAAGTGTCCTAAAGGGACTGCTTACATGGTCCGCAAAGGAGCTTTGCGCATTATGCTTAAGCGTAATACAATGGTTGAGACAGACCGAGATATCACAAAAGCAATTAATCAAATTGTAGCCAATAAGCATTATGGTGTTTATCTTTATAAAGCCGAAAAAACAGTTAAAATTACAATCACAGAGGCCAAGAAGAACGAGAAAAACTTTGAGATGTAGAGGTGGTATATGAACAAATATAAATCAAGGGTAGACTTTACAAGCAAAGCTGAAGGGATCTCATGTTCAAAGGGACAAGTTGTTGAATTAGACGAAGCAATTGCTAATCAGATTAATGATAAATCCTTTGAAAAATACGCTGATTATGCACCTTTCTTGGATCTTGTCGAGCAGAAAAAACAAACAGTTGCTGATATCAAAAAAGCTTTAGAAGAAAAAGGTATTGATTACCCGTCCAAGGCTACCAAAGAGGAGTTGTTAGCGTTACTAGCGGAATAGATAGCCGCTTTATTCTGGGGGAGGTGGTTAACATCACTTTTTTGACACAAAAAGAATTTGTAGACTTAGGTTTTGATGAGGTAGAAGATTTTGAAAAAATGGAAAAACGCGCTGGCCACATTATCAATCTTTACTGTCGTAATCGCTATGATTACAAAGATTTTAAAAATGAAATAGCTCTAGTACAAAAGGCTGTAAAACGAGCAATCGCTTATCAGGTAGCATACCTAAACGACTCAGGAGTGATGACAGCAGAGGATAAGCAATCCTTTGCTGGAATATCTCTAGGGCGGACAAGCATTAGCTATACTGTCGGTCACGGCCAAAGTAGTCAGCAAAAAACTTTGGCGGACAGGTTTAATCTTTGTCTGGACGCTGAAAATGAGCTACTGGCTGTCGGATTAGGGTATACAGGTATTAGCTATGATCGATAAAAGATTGCTTATTGACAAACTGCAGGTAAAACTTGTCAAAGAGAAAGGAGACTATGGAGGGTTTGTCTATGACGAACCTTTCATACTTTCCCCAGTTAGATTTGACCGAAATCTCTCGACCGCAGGTAAAGATAATGCAAGGCAAGAGACTAAGCCGTCAGTTATCTTTATTTATCCTAAATATTGCAAGGTTGCAGCTGATAGGACGTGGGTTGATGCTGCAGTACTTGATGGTAATACAGAGTACATTGTTGATAAAGTGATACCAGTCTATCACCCACTAACAAACAAGGTTTTTTGTTATGAAGTGGAGGTCATTTAATGGCGAAGATAGTGGTAGAGTTGGGAGGCATTAAACGTAAAGTATCTCCTCAGGCGCTTGCTAGAGGGAAACTCGTCATGAACAACCAAGTCATGATGTCCATGAATCCCTATGTACCATACAGGGATGGCGCTCTTAGGGGTAGCTCAAGAGCTAATAGTATGGGGGTAATATGGAGCGGGCCGCATGCAAGGGCTCAATTTTATGGTGGTGCATACAACAAGTACAAGTCCTTTAAATTTAAAAAGTACACAACACCAGGAACAGGTAAACGATGGGATAAACGTGCACTAGCCAACGCTACAATCGTCAAGGATTGGGAAAAATCCTTACTGAGAGGAATGGGATTTAAATGACAAATGACTTTGCAACTGTTTTGAGGCAATTTATAGAAGGCTTAGACTTAGGGTTAAAGCCCAGACTTGACTATCTAACAAGACAAGAAGATTTAGCCATTTATCCAATGCCAGGTGGGAAGGTAAATAACGAGTACATGGACGGTACTCGTGAGATAAGCCTGCCTTTTGAGATTGCAATCAAAACTAAAAATCAGGAGTTAGCAAGCACTGTGATGTGGACTATTAACAGTGCTTTGTCTAACTTTGACTTAAAATTACCAAGTCTTAATCATTCGTACACATTTATTAGCCTTGATGTCGAAAAGCCGTTTTTAAATGACTTAAGCGATCAAGGCTTTTATATTTATGTGCTGGATATTACAGCACACCTAGAAATAGAAGGGAAAAACTAATGGCAAGACAAAAGAACGCCTTACGCGGGCATTTTATCGCACCATACAAAACAGGAAAATCAGAAACAGAGGTTACTGATGAGACCGTTATGGAATTAGCAAAATGGATTAAGGATATTTCCGATGATACCGACGAAAAGACAGAAGATGAGGCTTACTATGACGGAGACGGGACAGAAGAAACAACCGTTGTAGGAGTTAAGGGAGCGTATACTTTCGAGGGGACTTATGACCCAGAAGACAAAGCCCAAGCCCACATTGCAAGTCTTAAGTATAAGCTAGGAGATGAGCGAAAAGTATGGCATTTAATTGTAGCAGCAGACGGTAAAAAACAATGGTTGGGCGTAGCAACAGTAACAGAAATTATTGCTGGGTCTGGAGCTGCGGCAGATTTTGAAGCTTTTGGTTGTAAGATCACCTACAATACTTTACCAAAAGAAAGTTCAGAAATGACGCTAAAGAAAAAAGAGAATAGTTTCGAGATGTAATAGAGTCAGCGTAAGCTGACTCTTATTTATAAGGAGATGACATGTCAATAATTAATATTGATCTTAAGCGTACAGGCTTCCCTGTAAAAATTGGAGTAATTGAACTTTGGTTCGACACCAGTCAGGAGCGGCTACTTGAGTTTTTTGATGTAGAGGCCGAGGTTTCACGTCGTTTTAACGAGTACGAAAAACAGATTATTGAAGCAAACCTCAGCAAGAGAATTGAAGACGAAGGGGTCACCAAAGAAGTCGCTAAAGGCGCTTTAGATTTGGAAGCTAAATACTTAGAAATCAATTATGATCTACTATTCGGAGAAGGTACATTTGCACAGCTCTACGGGGAGTATCCCGACAAAGAAGCACTCGAGAATACTCTGGAAATTGTTTGCAGGGAAATCGAGGTCAAACTCAAAGAGTTAGCTATCGAAAGAGAAAAAATCGTTAAGCAGAAAACGAAAAAGTACAAAAAGGAGTAGCTTATGAAACTAAACGATCCATTAGTAGAGTCGTTTGAGTTTAGAGGTGAAACCTACCCTATTAATTTGTCTTTTAATTGTGTGTTAGATGTATTTGACGTTATTGATGATAATTTTTTAAATGAGGCGGAAAAGTGTTTTTTGTGCCTTGATATTTTGCTAGATAGGACAGATTTACCTTTTACTTACGCGGTGGATCTTTGGGTTTATATCAAAACCAATTTTATCGATGCGGAAAGATCTGAGAAACCTCAGCTCGACATCAAAGGGAATCCAATGCCTGTAGTAAAAGAAAAAGAGGATAACAAAAAAGTAATCGATTTTAGGTTGGACGCTGAGTTTATCTATGCGAGCTTTATGCAAGCCTACCAAATCAATCTCTTAAAAGAGCAAAATAAATTGTCTTGGATTGAATTTAAGGCACTCTTAAATGCTCTACCTGAAGATACTATTATGCAACGTATTATAGCTATTAGGCAGTGGAAAGATGATGGCAAAGGCGATAAGGAATATAGAGATAACATGCGTAAGTTAAAGGCTAAGTACAGTTTAGATGACGGAGAGGAGGAAGACGATGGCAGCTGATGGTAAGGTAACGATACTTGTTGACGTTGATGGTAAGCAGGTAAAGGTACTCAATAATGAGCTAGATAAAGTTGCTAAGCACGGTGACAAAGGCAGCTCCTCTCTTAAAAAATTTGCGGTTGGTGCAGGAGTCTTTAAATTAGCTTCGGCTGCAGTTGATTTGGTTAGTCAATCTCTTGGCAAGGCTATCACAAGATTTGACACGCTTGAAAAATATCCAAGAGTCATGAAAGCTATGGGGCATAGCGCTGAGGATGTCGCTAGATCAACTGATAAGTTAGCGAACGGAATTGATGGGCTGCCAACAACTCTAGACGAAGTAGTCGGAACCGCTCAACGTTTGACTTCTATCACTAAAGATATCAATAAGTCGACCAATCTCACACTAGCTTTAAACAATGCCTTTTTAGCTTCAGGAGCTTCATCAGAGGCTGCAAGCCGAGGGTTGGAGCAATATGCCCAAATGCTATCAGCTGGTAAGGTTGATATGCAAGCTTGGAAAACTCTCCAAGAAACAATGCCTTATGCCTTGCAACAGACTGCGGAAGCATTTGGCTTCGCGGGCGCCTCAGCCCAAAAGGATTTTTATGAGGCATTAAAAAACGGCCAAATAACATTTGACCAATTTTCTAATAAACTCATCGAGCTGAATGATGGTGTCGGTGGTTTTGCAGAGCTTGCCAAAGAAAACAGCAAAGGGATTGAAACCTCTTTTAACAATATTAAGAATGCCATTGCAAAAGGTGTAGCCAATAGCATTAAGGCTTTAGATGATTTATCTAAGGCCGCAACAGGCAAGAGTATAGTTGATCATTTTGATAGTTTGAAAGTTGTTATCAATGCCTCTTTTAGCGCCATCAATGCAAGTATTAAAGCTAGTACACCGCTATTTAAACTATTGTTTAGTGTTATTGGGGCTGGAATATCAGTCGTCAAAGCTCTGTCACCAGCCCTGGTTGGTGTAGCATCTGGTCTAGCTGCTATGAGGGCAGTTAATGAGACCATAACAATGATTAAAGCGCTAAACAGAGCTTGGGTTATGGCATCTGCATCAATGAGTATTGGAGCAACAACCATTAAGACTGTGACTGCGGTACAAGCGGTAAGTACCACGATGACTAAAGCTGATATGGTCGCAAGGCTGTCTCAGTTAGGTGTCTTAAAAGCCAGTACAGTTATTTATGGCGTTATGACAGGAGCTATTAGCCTATCTACCGCTGCAACCATAGCCAGTACTGCTGCGGTAACTGCTCTTAAAGCGGCGCTTGTGGCTTTAACAGGTCCAGTTGGCTGGGTAGTAGGTGCGATTGGTGCGTTAGTTGCTGTCGGTGTAAGTTTGTGGTCATGGCTAACTAAAGAGTCAGACGAGACCAAGAAGCTGAAAAAAGAGCAGGAGGGGCTAGTCGAAAGCAACAAACAGCTAAGAGATTCTGTCCGTGAGGGCGTGCAAGAGCGTAAGAAGAGCCTTGAGTCCGTCAAAGAGAGCACTGCAGCTCATCAAAAATTAGCTGACGAAATCATTAAGTTAGCCGCCAAAGAAAACAAAACTGCAGGCGAAAAACAAAACTTAAAAAATAAGATTGATCAGCTTAATGGGGCTGTTGACGGCTTGAACTTGGCTTATGACAAGAATTCCAATTCTCTTTCTCATAATGCAGATCAAATTAAGTCACGCATTAGTGCCATGGAAGCAGAAAGCACATGGCAGACAGCACAACAAAACCTGTTAAATATTGAACAGAAACGTAGTGAGGTTAGTAAAAAGCTAGCTGAAAATGCCGAGCTACGTAAAAAGTGGAATGAAGAAGCTAACGTCTCCGATTCCGTCCGAAAAGAAAAGATTGCCGAACTCACAGAAGAAGAGGGCAAGCTTAAAAACATGCAGACTCAACTGCAGGAGGAATATAACAAGACATCAGCTACTCAACAAGCTGCTGCAGATGCTATGGCTGCCGCTGAAGAATCAGGATCCGCAAGACAGGTTTTGGCCTATGAAAATATGTCGGAAGCTCAACGAACTGCCATAGACAACATGCGCACTAAGTACTCAGAGCTTTTAGAGACAACGACATCTATTTTTGATGCTATCGAGCAAAAGACAGCTCTGTTAGTTGAGCAAATGAATGCCAACCTCGAAAAAAATAGAGCTGCTACTGAACAATGGGCTACGAATTTGGAAATTTTAGCTCAGCGTGGTGTAGACCAAGGTATCTTAGAACAGCTTAGGCGGATGGGCCCTGAGGGGGCAACACAGACACAGGTTTTTGTGGACGCCACAGATGCAGAATTAGCTCCTTTACAGGAAAACTTTAGAGCAGCCACAGAAACTGCTAAAAATGCCATGGGGAGCGTTTTAGATTCAGCAGGTGTGGAAATGCCAGAGAAAGTCAAAGGCATGGTCACAAATGTTTCTACGGGATTACAGGCTGAACTGCAAGCTGCTAACTTTGCTCAACTTGGCCAAGAAATCCCTAATGGAGTTTCTCAAGGTATAAGTCAAGGGACTGGTAAAGCAAGTGACGCAAGTACCAAAATGGGGCAAGAAGTCAAACGCTCTTTCCAAGGAGAGTTGGGTATCCACTCGCCATCGCGAGTATTTACTGAGTACGGTGGCCATATTACTGATGGCTTGAGTAATGGTGTGACAAATGGAACGTCAAAAGTTATGCAAACCATGCAGAGCTTGGCTCAACAGATGTCTCAAAAAGGACAGCAGATTGTTAATGACATGCGTAGCAAGTCGAACCAAATCACAGATGCTTTTAGCACGATGAGTGGTCCAATGCACTCTCATGGTGTTAATGCCATGCAAGGTTTGGCCAATGGTATTTATGCAGGGTCGGGGGCAGCTTTAGCGGCAGCTCAAAGCATTGCGGCACGTATCACCGCAACAATTCAAAGTGCCTTAGATATCCACTCGCCATCTCGTGTTATGAGGGATGAGGTTGGACGTTTTATCCCTCAGGGTATCGCTGTAGGTATTGATGCGGATAGAAAAGTCATTGACTCATCTATGCAAAAGCTAAAAGAGTCAATGACGATTAATGCGACCCCAGAAATAGCCTCTGGATTTGGCGGAGGAGTTGCGGGGATTGCTAATCAGACCACAAATAACTCAAATAACAGTTTTACCCTTAATGTCAAGGTTGATGAATCCGACGGTAATAGCCGCGAGAAATATCAACGCTTATTCAGAGAATTTAGCTGGTATATTCAACAACAACAAGGAAGGTTAGGTGATGTTAAATGACAGCTTTTATCAAGTTTGATGGTAAAAAATCTTCAGATTTTGATTTGAGAATTATTAATGACGTTGAGCATGACTCGTCCTTTTACGATGTTGATCAAGTTAAGGTACCTGGTCGTGATGGTGTGGTTTTAAAGGACAATAAAAGGCTTGAGGCTATTGAACGGTCTTACCCTTTACGTCTATATAGCAAAAGACGACTCACCGAAGTAGAAACTGACATAAGCAATTGGCTGAATGTAAAAGGTTGGAAAGACTTAGAGTTGTCATGGGAGCCTGATTATATCTATAGAGCAACACATATCACCCCTTTTAGCATAAAGGAGGTTTTAAGGAATTTCGGCAGACTGAAAATCAACTTCTTAATCCACCCTATCAAATATTTAAAAACAGGTAAGCAAGAGGTGCCTCTCGTTAATGGCGGTACTCTACAAAATCCCGGCAATGTTCAAGCTAAACCTATCCTAAAAATCAAAGGCACAGGCAATGGTGTTTTAACCATTAATGACTTTGAGACAGGACTTGAAAATGTGCAGGGCGAGCTTGTTATAGATATGGAAAGGCACCTAGTCTATAAAGATGTCCTATCTGCTTGGGATAATATCGTAAGAACAGAACGCCACCGCATGCCGTTATTTGACGTTGGACAAAACACAATCTCGTGGACTGGTAGCTTTACAATTACCGCAGTGCCAAACTGGGGGGTTAAAGTATGATACCAGTTTTGTATGAGGCTAAGGAAACCAAGTTTAGGACTTTTGGTCTCGGTGAGATTGCGGATGCTTATGAGGTTAAAGCCACTCGTGAGCGTAATGGTAATTACTCGCTATATATCAAATATCCGCTAGATGGTGTCTTTGCCTCAGTTTTTAAAGAGGAAATGAAGATTAAGTCTGACGCTGGTCGTAGAACCAAATGGCAGACTTTTGAGATTAATCGAGTGCTACGGAATAGTAAAGACCACATCGAGATTTTTGCGCGTCATATCTCTATGCGCACACAGGATATTGCTTTAAAACCATCTGTGAGCGGATCTAGCGTCGGAGCTGAATCAGCTTTGGAAATCTGGAAGGAAAACCTTGTCGGTGATGATACTTTTGATGTTAAAAGCGACATCCTAACGCTCGGGAGCTTTAGCTGGGAAGCTGATAAAATCGGCAATGCCCGTGGTGCTCTAGGAGGTGTCGCTGGCTCTATCCTAGATGTTTACGGTGGCGAGTACGAGTTTGACAACCGTACAATCATCTTACGCAAGCAAATGGGGCGTAAAGCTCCCACGGTATTGGAGTATGGCCGTAATATCGTCAGCGTAGAGGAGGAGCGCTTGCTAGATGGCAATTACACCTCTATCTATCCTTACGTAAGATATACGCCACAACCAAAACCGCAAGAGGAAGCCCCTGGTAAGCCGCATGTAGGCGAGCATAAACAACCCGAAGAACAGCTGGTGACATTGCCTGAATTTATCCTAGATGGTCAATATCTCAGCTTATATGCTCAGCGCAGAATCCAAATGGTTGATTTATCAAGTCATTTTAACGATGACAAAAATAAAAAAGAGCCAACAGTCGAAGAAATTAGAAAGTTGGCTCAGAAGTACCTTAAGGATAATAACGTAGGCGCCCCTAAAGTCAGCATTGAGGTTGATTATATCGACTTGTCACAAACACTTGACTACCAAGATTTTAGGGTCATGGAGGAGGTTGAGCTTTGCGACATTGTGCCGCTTTATTATCCAAAGTTTGGCATCACGACTGAGTCTGAAAAAGTAGTTGAGATTGTCTATGACGTCTATACAGATAGCAACCATACAATAAAGCTTGGCACGATTGGTCAATCAATCTCTAAGAGTTTAACTGGCGGGGTCTCAGAGCGTATCAATGCGCTGGAAAATAACCAAAAGGTTATTACTAACAACCAAAAACAATTTGAACTCAATCTGCCTAAATACCTCAATGACATCAATGGTAAACGCGTTTGGTACGAAAAACCAGATGACAATATTGAGCACAAGATAGGTGATTACTGGTTTGAGAAAAATGGGAAGTATCAGCGCACATGGATTTGGGATGGCAATCAATGGGTCAAAGTACTGGATACAGAGGATTTAAACCCCAATCAACGAGCTTTTGATGAGGCGATGGCGGAAATCGAAAAAGCTAAAAAAGCGCAGGAAGAAATTAACCAGCGTACTGACAAAGAGCTAGAGGAATTCCGAGCTACCCTCAAAAACCTAGCGTTACCAGAGGAAGCGATTAAAAAAATCACAGAGGCTATCAAAGTTGATGACATCCCATCGATTAAACAGTCGTTTGATGACCTCAAAAATAGAGTGAGTGAGACAAGCGAAGAATCTCGTTTAACTGCCGAAATTTTAGGGAATAACGGTAAGACCCGCTACAACAAAAACCTCTTGGTTGGCGACCCTAACCGTGTTAAAAAAATTGATGAGGATTTTATCGAGATAGAGGCCAATGACGGTGGTTTTAAACGCGGTGAGACATACACGATAAGCTTTAGTCAGACTTGTGAGCTGCTCCAAAAAGTGGCTGTCACGCTGACACAGGCTAACAACAAGGGAGTTAAGTTAGTGCTGACACCAACTAAAGCAAAAATGGAGTCGCAGACCTTTGACCTCACTAAAGATAAAGAGGTTATCAGTGTTTATCCGTTTAGCTACACAGTGCTTGTAACCAGCGACTGGTATAAATCTAAGCAGATAGATTTAAACGCGTCGGAGGTGAAGGAATTGGCTCTGGAGATGGCTTATAAAGATGTGGTTGACGGTAATAATGCCACGATAGCAGGGCAGTGGTCAGACAGTCCACAAATTATATTAGACGGAGGTAAAAAATGAGTGAAAATATACCGCTGCGAGTCCAATTTAAGCGGATGACTGCTAGCGAGTGGGCTCGTAGTGATGTCATCTTACTGGAGAGCGAGATAGGCTTTGAGACAGACACAGGTTTTGCCAGAGCAGGTGATGGCCACAATCGATTTAGTGACCTTGGATACATTAGTCCACTCGATTACAATCTATTGACTAACAAGCCAAATATTGATGGATTAGCGACAAAAGTCGAGACCGCTCAGAAACTACAACAAAAAGCAGATAAAGAGACCGTCTATACAAAAGCTGAATCGAAGCAAGAGCTTGACAAGAAATTAAATCTCAAAGGTGGCGTCATGACAGGTCAACTAAAATTTAAGCCAGCCGCCACTGTTGCTTATTCCTCGTCAACGGGTGGAGCGGTCAATATTGACTTGTCGTCTAGCAGAGGTGCTGGTGTTGTTGTCTATTCTAACAATGATACCAGTGATGGGCCGCTAATGAGCTTGCGGACGGGTAAAGAGACCTTCAATCAATCAGCGCTTTTTGTCGATTACAGCGGTAAGACTAATGCCGTTAATATTGCGATGCGCCAGCCAAGCACACCTAATTTTTCCTCTGCGCTTAATATTACTAGCGGCAATGAAAATGGTAGTGCGATGCAGCTACGAGGGTCAGAAAAAGCGCTAGGAACGCTAAAAATTACTCATGAGAACCCAAGTATTGGAGCGGATTATGATAAAAATGCGGCAGCGTTATCCATTGATATTGTCAAAAAGACAAACGGTGCAGGAACAGCCGCTCAGGGAATCTACATTAACTCAACCTCAGGCACGACAGGGAAGTTGCTTAGGATTAGAAACCTTAGTGATGATAAGTTCTACGTCAAGTCTGACGGTGGTTTTTATGCCAAGGAAACTTCGCAGATTGATGGCAACCTGAAACTCAAGGACCCCACAGCGAATGATCATGCGGCAACCAAAGCTTATGTAGATAAAGCAATTTCTGAGTTAAAAAAACTCATACTAAAAAAATAGATTAAGGAGGATAAATGAGCAGAGACCCAACACTTATTTTAGACGAGTCAAACCTCGTTATTGGTAAGGATGAACGTGTGCATTACACATTTACCGCAGAGGACGACAACCCAAAAGTCAGACTAGCTAGCAAGTGTCTAGGCACAGCGCACTTTAATCAGCTCATGATTGAGCGAGGGGATAAAGCGACTGGCTATGTGGCGCCTGTGGTTGTTGAGGGTAGCGGTGAGTCGACAGGTGTGTTTAAAAGTCTTGAGGAGATGCTTAGTGGTCTACAGTCTATTAATTTAGAGCTGACAGATACTAAAAACTCCAATCTTTGGTCAAAAATCAAGCTGACGACAAACGGCATGTTACGTGAGTATCATCGTGATAACATCACAACGGAAATCATCGAAAAAGCTGATGGTATTGCCACACGGATTAGCGAGGATTCTGACAAAAAGCTAGCGCTCATCAATGACACCATTGATGGTATCAGACGTGAGTATCAAGATGCTGATAGGGAGCTATCCGCAAGCTATCAGGCAGGCATCGAGGGACTAAAAGCCACAATGGCCAATGATAAAATCGGTTTACAAGCTGAGATTAAAGCCTCAGCACAAGGGCTATCGCAAAAGTATGATGATGAGTTGCGCAAGTTATCTGCTAAGATCACAACAACCTCAAGCGGCACGACCGAGGCCTACGAAAACAAACTCAATGGCTTACGTGCTGAGTTTACTCGCTCAAATCAAGGTATGCGGACAGAGCTCGAGTCACAAATTAGCGGACTAAGAGCGGTACAACAGACAACCGCTAGCCAAATCTCACAAGAGATACGTAACCGTGAAGGTGCTGTCAGTCGTGTACAACAGGGCCTAGACAGTTACCAACGACGATTACAGTCCGCAGAGGGTAATTACAACAGTTTGAGAGAGACTGTAGCGGGTTATGAGCGCAGGATATCCAATCAGGATAACACTATCTCCTCTAACTTTACACAGCTAAAAAGCTTGATAAATCAGTCTGTGACCTTAGAAAAAATTCAGTCCCTCTTGAGGCTATCTGGTGACAGTATCATGCTTGCGATTAAAGACAAAATCCCGCAAAGTAAAATGTCTGGCAGCGATATTATCTCAGCGATTAACTTAAACTCCTACGGAGTAACAATCGCAGGTAAACACATCGCTCTCGATGGCAATACGACTGTCAACGGCACCTTTACCACAAAGATAGCAGAGGCTATCAAAATCAGAGCTGATCAGATTATTGCAGGCACGATTGACGCTGCTAAGATTAGAGTGATTAACCTTAACGCAAGTAGTATCGTTGGTTTAGACGCTAACTTTATCAAAGCTAAAATTGGCTATGCTATCACTGATTTGCTCGAGGGCAAAGTCATCAAAGCTCGTAATGGCGCTATGCTTATCGACCTTAACAGCGCTAAGCTTGATTTTAACAGTAACGCGACCATCAACTTTAACAGCCGAGATAACGCTCTAGTGCGTAAAGACGGTACACACACTGCCTTTGTACACTTTAGTAATGCCACACCAAAAGGTTATACAGGTTCGGCACTATATGCCTCTATTGGTATCACCTCATCTGGTGATGGGGTCAACAGTGCGTCATCTGGACGTTTTGCGGGTATGCGTTGCTTTAGGCACGCTACAGGCTACAACCACACTGCGGCAGTCGACCAGACAGAAATTTATGGTGATAGTGTACTTATTGCAGATGACTTTAACATCAATAGAGGCTTTAAGTTTAGACCAGACAAGACGAAAAAAATCCTTGATATGAACAACTTGTATGATGCTGTTGTTGCACTCGGACGTTGCTGGGGACATCTGAGGAATGCCGGGTGGGATACCGCTCGCAGCAATTTTATAACTGCTGTCACTAGAGAGTTGAGTAATTACATTGATATTATTTAAAAGGAGACAACATGGATTTAACACTAAAAAATAAAGACTTAAACACGTTTTATAGCGTACTTGACAAAATCAAAATCACTAATATGCGTGCCAACCGTGGACGTGCCAAGCTACTGGCAAAAGTGGTCGATAAAATCAACGAGTACGCCAAGGATGAGGCTGACATTATTGACTTGTACGCTCTAAAAAATAAAGACGGCAAGTTTGTCATCGACGAGCATAAAAATATCAAGATTGAGGACCCAAAAAAAATCGACGAGCTCAACGACTTACTGACAGAGCTTGGTAATGAGGACATCACTATCAAAGGCCATGAGTATTCAAAACGCTTTATCGATTTCTTGGAATATCTAGCCGAATCAGAAGATGAATTTACATCATCTGAAATCATTCTTATCGACAACATTTTGGAACAATTTGAAGAAAGTAAAGGAGAATAATTATGCGCAATTGGAAAGTAACAGGGAAATATCCACAATATGACAGCACAGGAGCAGTCGCAAGCACACATATTATTATCACAGCAGAAGATGGCTCAGTCATCTCTCAACCAATCAAGCAGGACTTAAACTCAACTAATGACACAGAGATTATCAAAGCCGCTTTGGAAGAATTTAAAAAATCTGAATACGTTGAAATTGCAATGGGCGAAGCCGTGCAAAAAGTAGACGACCTTGAAAAAATCTCACAGGAAACCGCTAAGACTGCTAAAACAGCCCAAACAGCTGCTGGACTAGCTAAGGTGTCCGCAGAGCGCACGCAAAAGATGATTAACTTACAAACGATCCACATGTTAACGAGCGGCGGCAAGATTGATCCTGATATCTATAAAGGTCTTTTAGAGCTTATTGAGCCTGCTAAACAAGGTGAGTATCAAGCCTATGATGTCTTTACTGTTGTAGATGAGTCGCACGAAGATCAAGCGGGAGAAGGTAATCTTGTCTTTGTACATGTCAACGAGCCGTTTACTTATGAGGCGCAAACTCTTAAAGATTTGGAATCAGAGGACAAAGTCACAGTCATTAAATATGCGGATTTGGTTAAACAAGATTAGAGGTGGTTAGATGATAGATTTTGTACAAATTGGTGCTTTTTGTGGCGCTGCTTTGTCTATCTTGGGTGTTTGGGGATTTATCGTCAATCCCTTTAAAAAAGCCATGGAAGCTAATGAGTTTGCCATGGCTCAACTCAAGGACTCAATTAAGGAGTTAGCTTATGAGCTTAAAAATCTTGATCGTGAACGTGAGATTACCAAAAAAATTATCGACAGACACGAGGAGCGTTTAGGTCGCGTAGAAGACGAAGTTATTATCAACAAGGAGCGTATTATTACGCTATTTAAAAAAGGAGAAGAAAAATGAATAACTGGTTTAAAAAAGTAGCAATTAAAACAATTAAAACAATGGCACAAACGGCCGTTGGTCTTATCGGGTCAAGCATGTTGATTACGGATATTAACTGGCCAACAATGTTGTCAGCAGTGCTGTTGTCAGGACTAACATGTATCCTGATGAATGTGTCACAAATCAAGGAAGAGGAATAGGTCATGCGAGCAATCACACGATTAGCATTAGTTATAGCAATCGCAATACTGTATGTGCCATTATCTGTGGTTGCTTTGATTTTTTATCCATTTTTAGATAAGGAGGACAGATGACCTTTTTAGATAAAATTAAACAAGGCTGTTTAGATGGCTGGGCTAAGTACAAAATCTTGCCATCCTTGACCGCAGCACAAGCTATCTTAGAGAGCGGGTGGGGCAAACATGCCCCACACAACGCTCTGTTTGGTATTAAGGCAGATAGCTCTTGGACTGGTAAATCATTTGATACCAAAACCCAAGAGGAATATCAAGCAGGTGTTGTCACGGATATTGTGGACCGATTTAGGGCGTATGATAGTTGGACTGACAGCATTATTGATCACGGCAAATTTTTAAACGACAATCCACGCTATAAGGCAGTCGTTGGTGAGACTGACTATAAAAAGGCTTGCCATGCTATTAAAGATGCAGGGTATGCTACTGCGAGTGGATATGCGGAGCTACTTATCCAAATTATCAAGGAGAATGGCTTGCAGTTTTGGGATGCCGAAGTCTTAAAAAGTAATAAGGAGGAAACAATGACAACCGCAAATGAGATTGTAAAATACTGTGTCGACCTTGCCAATTCAGGCATGGGAGTTGATAAAGATGGTGCTTATGGAACTTAGTAAATTGGGTTCCTAACCTCGAGAATTGCTGGGACTCCCTTAGAGCATTGTAAACCACAACGTGTCTGGCAACAGAGAGCGTGACGGTTAAAAAATTACAATGATTGGGAAATCAGCAGGCGAGCCTCTATGGTAACAGTAGAGGAAGCTTCAACGACTAAGTGCTTGCAATCGCAAGACAGCACGGGGCAATTATGATATAATAGGTTGGATGAAATTTGAGGTTTAACCTATGAAGACTACTGAAATAAAAGAAATTGGAAATGTTTTTAATAACTTGAGAGTAATTAGCTACGCAGGAAAAAACAAACACAATAAAAAGCTAGCTTTTTGTGAGTGTTTACTATGTGGAGCTAAGAAAAATATGATTTTGACAGAAGTTAGGACTGGAAAAAGCAAATCATGCGGATGTCTAGCTACGATAAAAGCCAAAGAGCGCCAGATGGTACATGGGTATAGCGGAACAAAGGTGCATAGAGCCTGGAAAGGGATGCGTCAAAGGTGTACGAATCCAAATTACGAACACTACCATAGATATGGTGGTCGAGGGATTACGTTTAGCGATGAGTGGAATGATTTTCAAATATTTTTGAACGATATGGGTTTTCCGCCAAGTGACAGACATCAGCTTGATAGGATTGATAACGACGGAAATTATTGTAAAGAAAACTGCCGTTGGGTTCTACCTAAAGAGAATTGCAACAATCGTAAAACCTACCACAATAAGACAGGTTTTACCGGAGTCACAGAAAACACTTCTAAAAAAGGGCGTTATTCTGCAGTGTTTCATGTTAATCGTAAACACATCCAAGTTGGGACTTTTGACAGTCCGCTAGAAGCTTACAGAGCTAGAGTTAACGCTATAAAAAAATATAATAAAGAGCATAACACCAATTTAAAATATATAGAAGTAGAAGATTTATGATTGAAGATATAGTCTCATCTCTTGTGAAAGCAAGAGCTCGAAAGAGTGTTATAAGCTATACAAGTATTTTCAGAAATGAAATTACGGAGAGGCTTATAATTAAAGGATAATGCAGTGTGCTGACTTACCATGTTTTATCGTCAAAAACTGGTTCGGCATTGATTTATGGGGTAATGCCATAGACCTGTTAAATAGCGCATCTGCGCAAGGGCTAGAGGTCATATATAATGCCCCTGGAGTCAATCCCAAAGCTAGTGACCTTTTTGTCATGGAGGTAGCTGGTAGTCCCTACGGACATACAGGAGCTGTCATCGAGGATAGTGATGGCTATACGATTAAAACTGTTGAGCAAAATATTGACGGTAACTGGGATAGTCTGCAGGTAGGCGGACCCGCTCGCTTTAATATCCGCGACTTTACTGGCGTTATTGGCTGGATTAGATTGCCAGTTGATCACACTCACCAGACAGTAGATACAGCACCACAAAACTCGGACACTATCGTAGAGACAGCAAAAACAGGCACCTTTACGCTTGATGTCGCAGAGATTAATATTAGGCGTTGGCCAAGCTTAGCCAGCGAAGTAGTAGGTAGCTATAAGCAAGGCGATACTGTCAGCTTTGATAGCGAGGGCTACGCGAATGGTTACTACTGGATTAGCTATGTTGGAGGTTCAGGTATGCGTGACTACCTAGCTATTGGGCAGACTGATAAGGATGGCAACCGCATCAGTATTTGGGGTAAATTAAATTAGGAGTTATTATTTTATTATTAATAATAAAATAATACTGTTTTTCTTGACTTAGCAAATCAAAACAGGTAATATAAAGATAACAAATAACTGTGCCTCTGTTGTTTATGCTCTTGTTGTTTGTATTGCTGTACACCTAGCACCGTAGGTGACGAACAAAAAATGTAAGAGGAAACTCCAACCTCAGAAAAAGCACAGTTTGCCGGCTGTGCTTTTATTTTTGGACATAAAAAAGAGCAGGTTTGCCGACCCACTCTTAAACAAAAAATGTAATGTACGTACTATTTTTTGTGTAAATAGTCACGCACGACATCAGCTAAGCAATTTGCAGTGAGGGTAACCACAAAATTACTAACTAATGTGAGGAGGAAAATTTCCATACTCCAACCTCCTTTTTAAAGATTTGCTATTTGACTAGTTAGCTCTAGCCCATCTAAGCTACTAGAGCTTATTTGTTGATACAATTATATATTATTTTATTTCACAAATAAAGTTTTTGGGCGAAAAAATCACTATATCTTGTGTCCTCAAACAAAATTATATACAATTTGTTGTATTTTGAATAAAAACCAACCGCTC